AAAAGGCTCATCTGAAGGGGAGCAGGACAACGCAGAGTCGGTGTCAAGCAAGCCGCAGAATCGTCAATTAGAGGGGATAATCAATTCCTTGTCGCGGCAGCACTTGGGATGCGACAGTAACGTGGTCGCTCAATTGAAGGACGACGAAGGGTCTGAGGACAGGTTGGAGCAGGCGAACGCTTTCAAGGTCTATCTTTCGAGCGCTGGAATGACCGCCAATGAGGTTCGCGGTGAACTAGGTCTTGCGTTGAGCACAGAACCTGAAGCCGACGAGCTCGCATACGTTACGGCGTCCGGCCCCGTGTTCCTGAAGGGACTTCTAGAGTCGCAGATCAGCAAGGAACCATCCACGAACGCCGCTACTAAAAAGCCTGGTGAACCTGTAGGAGTAAACGCGAATGGTCAAGAAACGGACAATCAAGAAAACAACCCCCAAGAAGAGGGCCAGCACGAAGGCGAAGAGGCGTCGTCTGTCGTAGCGAAGATGGCCGAGGTCAGGGCGTACAAGACGTTCCTCGCCAACAAGACCTCAGCGGCGACCCGCGAGTTCGAGTTTCGCCGTCACACCCCGGAAGAGGCTGAGTCATTGAAGGTTGGATTAGCACCACTGGGAAAATATCGTAAGCCCCACAGGGCAGAGGAGCGGCTGAGGTCGCTGGCCCAGTCGCATTCCGCCCAGATAGCGGGTGCTCTGAAACTCACCGGCGTTACCGCAGCGGTCGCCGCAGCGGTCAAACACGCCGCCACGGGCGCACATCTGCTGGACGATGACACGGTAACTGTTATCGCCACCCTGTATTCCAAGCAAGTGGGGATAGATCAGAAAGCGCTACGACTTCGACTCACCTCCCTTTACTCAAAGGCGGCGAAAGAGGCCCAGGACCAGTTCGCCGCCCAGACAGGGAAGGAGATCGCCGCAGTTGACTTAGAGGGATTACTTTCGAAGGCCGACATCACCATATCCGGTATCGACGCGACAGCGCAGAGTCGGATATTGACGGCTCTGAAGGATGGCTTGATACGCGGGGACTCAACTTCTATCATCGCAAAGACCATAAGAGACCAAGTAGAGGGTCCGATGCGATTAGGTCAGGCTGATTTGATCGCCCGTACGGAAACAACGAGGGTCTACGGGCAGGTGTTCTGCCAACAGTTGCAATCAGCCGGTTACACACAATGGATATGGGCTTGCGAAGGGGGGGACCCTTGCCAAGAATGCTTGGACCAGGAAGGTCCACACGACATGAGCGAGTTCTTCGAGCCACCTCATCCAAACTGTGAGTGTGCGCCGGAGGCCCCCGGTTCATAACGGGCGCGAATTATTCTCCGCTTTTGTCTAACTTTGGCGATATGACCATGACAGACGGCTATAAATTTGTTGCGTTCACCGGAAAGTCGAAGGAGCCGGACGGCTCCTATCTCGTGTCGGGGAAGATCACCGACTCGACGCTCGACCTTGACCAGCAACGAGTAGACCCCGAATGGGCTGAAAAGGCCGTCGGCGACTGGTTCCGCGACTACGGCAACATTCGAGAGATGCACCAGCCGGTAGCGGTCGGGAAAGCCAAATCACTTTCCGGTAATGGTTCGGACGGTTTCGACATCATCGCCAAAGTGGTGGATCCAGTAGCCATCAACAAACTAGAAAACGACATCTACACCGGCTTTTCAATCGGCATCAAGGGAACAAAACTGGACAAGACCGACAAAGCCCTCGCGGTCGCCCCCCAGGGGATAATCAACGGGGGAAAGATCATCGAGGTGTCCATCGTTGATGTTCCAGCCAACCCTAACGCCAAGTTCACCCTTGCCAAGGCCGCCGAGATCGGTGACACCCTCGACCTTCAATCGGTCGTCGACCACGTCGTCCCCTGCACTGAATGCAGCGGCATCGGCAAGATTCTCGTAGATTCCGTCTGGTCCGAATGCCCCAAGTGCGGCGGCGACGGAGCAGGGGCCAAGGACGTATACCCCTCGCTGGCATCGGGACCGGAGAATCACGGTGAGGTGGGAAAGAAAGGCGACCCCGACTGCAAGACCTGTGACGGCACCGGAAAGATCAAAGAGGGTCATGTCGACTGCCCCGACTGCGTACAGAAGTCAACAGAGCCAGACGACGGGAAAAAGACCTTTACCGACAAGGAGCGCGCCGACCTTGCCGACAAGGGGGACGCGATGACCGACGGCTCCTACCCCATTCGCAACGTGGCGGACTTGAAGAACGCTATTCAAGCCTACGGACGAGCCAAGAACAAGGCCGCCGTCAAGTCATGGATCAAGAAGAAGGCGAAGGAACTGGGTCACACCGACCTCCTGCCGGAAGAGTGGTCGAACACATCAAAGATGGCCGACGCCATGGCGGGGCTCTCCACAATGAACAAGTCCGCCGAGCCGGGGCAGTGGGTACACGACCCGGCGGTCCTCGACACAATCCAGTCGGGAATCGTCACCTGTATAGAACAGGAACTCGAAGAGCTGACATCGGGCGAGGATGAGCGGTGGGATCTGCAAGACCTGATGAGCGTGCTGAACGGCTTTCTGTCGTGGAGGATACACGAAGCATTTGGCGGTGAAACGTCTTCACCGTTTGACCAAGGAGATGACATGGACCTGACCACGCTGGGCGTTAGCCCCGACACGATCAAGGCCGCCCGCGCCGATGACGCCACCGACGAGCAGAAGGCCGCTCCACTAGCGGAACTCGTCAAGGCGGTAACCCCCGAACTCGTAAAGGCCCTTGGCCTCGACACCATCGCCACGTCCACAGAGGAAGTCACGGAGAAGGTCGCAAGCCTTGTGACACGCCTGGACACCGTGGAGAAAATGAGCGCACCGAGGGGATATGCCCTTCGTGCCTCAGCAGAGCAACAGGAAGTCTCATCCGCGCTTTTGGAGGCTACGAATCGTCTGAACCTCTACAAGTCGGCCCAGGCTGAACTAGCAACCCCTGAGGATCGCGCCAAGTACGACGCGTTCATCACAGAGGCGCAGTCCAAAGTGGACGCCCTCTCTTCCAAGATCGGAGCATAAAGAAATGAGTTTGACCGAAAGGGCTTTAGCCCTTACTGACGGTGACGTAGCGAAGGCAGAAGCCCTGAAGACCGCCGTCAAGGACAGCATCACCACGGGTGACAAGATGAAGGCCGCGGGATATCAGTTTGTCCCAAAGCTTGGCGTAGTCAACCCTCGTCAGGAGATCATGGCCGACATGATCTCGAAGGGCGCAACCCCTGACACGGTGAAGGAATGGGACGTTTCATCCCCCGTTTCCAACACCCCAATCCAGTACTCGGGGATTACCCCGTACTCGTTGGAGGACAGTCTCCTGCACGTCTACCCCAAGGATCTGACGCTGCGCAACTCAGCGGCTCGCCAAAAGGGCGTCGGGCAGGGCTTCGAGTTCCGCCGAATCACGTCGGTGACCAACTCGAGCGCCACGACCAACGTGAGCCCGTTCTTCATTTCAACCTCGAACACCATTTCGGTGAACGGGACGACGCTGAACCGGCCACCGAACATCACCTACACGGGTGACGCCACCTTCCTGCCGTACGTCGAGATGGGTTGGAGCGATGAAGTCGCCCTGCGTCTCATCTACGCCGCGCAGGGGTACTCAGACGCACAAGCTGAGTCGGCGCTGGCGTTGCTGAACGCTCACCTCCTTGGTGAGGAGAAGGCTCTCCTTCTTTCTCGTTCGACCTCGTTGAGCGTTTCGGGCGTGTCCATCACTGCCGCGGCGTCGTCAACCGTCACGAGCGGTTCGGGCATCACTGGTGGCACGGTTACCTCTGTCGTCGTCGTCTTCAACACCGGAATGGGTTCGTCGAAGGGGGTTTCGGCCACTGGCCTTTCGACCCTGACGACGGGCTACGGCGTTGACTTGACGATCACCGGAGGGGTTCCTGTCGGCACGGTGTCCATCTCAACCTACGTCACGATTTCGGGCGTTGTTTCGGTTGGCACCTCGTACCTTCAGAACGGTGTATCGCCTGCCACCTTCACGACTTACACGGGAACGGCTCCGTCCACTTCTGCGGACAACGGGTCCAACCCCGCGTACTCGTTCGGTGGCTCGCTCATCTCCGGTGCGTCGTCCTCGACAATCGTTGGTTACAATGGTCTGATCCAGGAGTCGGCAACCAGCGGCGGGTACTACAACTACTCCGGTGCGGCGCTCTCGACCACGGCCCCAGGGACCGAGTTTGAAGCGGCCCTTGAGCAGTTGTACGCGACGCAGGGAGCGGACCCCGACATGATCCTTACCACGGGTTCGATTGCGGCGGAGTTGTTCAACGCGGTTTCTGGCAACGGTGGTGTGAACAACTACCGTCTACAGTTCAACACTGGCGAAGGAAATGTGATCGGCGGTGCCGTCTCCGGCATTGCGAACCCCGCCACGGGTTCGATTGCGGCCTTCAAGGTTCACCGTTACATGCCCGCAGGTGTTGCGGTCATCCACTCAACGCGAGTTCCGTGGGCTGACAGCAACGTGTCGGCGACCCTCAAGGTCGTCAATGCGGTTGATACCATGATCGTCAATTGGCCCGAGATTGGATTCAGTAGGGACTCGTCAACGTACACTTATGGAACGGCGTGCTTCGAGACTCCGGTCCTCAACGGGTTCATCTGCGGTATCAAGTAGCATCAAGTTCGAAAGGGGGTGGGCCGTGCGCCCACCCCCTTTCCTACGAAAGGAAACCGTGAGAGTTCTTGCGTCTGACAAGAAAGCCGTAGAACTTAACATCAATGACGACGGCAAGGTTCATCGTGTCCACAAGGACGGCACCTACCATCTCGACGACGCCACTGGAAGAATGCTGGTCAAATCTGGTGACTTCGCCCAAGTAGGGGCCAATTTCAGGGGTTCGCGAGGATGGAAGTGTACGAATCCGTCGTGTCGCGGGCGGGTGAGTCTCTTCAAGGACTCGTGTGGGAAATGCGGTGGGCATGATCTTGTACCCGAATAACCGTCATTAGCGCGGGTCAAGCCGTAGAATCACTGGGTGGCCTAATTTCCCGAACGAAGTAAGGAGATGTGATGGTAGACCTCAGCGAGTTCATCAGCGCGAAGCCGGTGCGTAAATGCATAACCGGCAGAGGCATCGCGGGGCTTTCCCCCGACGATCTTGAGAAACTGAACGCGGCCCTTGACGCAACGCACATTCGGACCTCTGACATAGTGCGTTGGCTCAATGACAAGGGGATCTATTCCAAACATACCTCCGTTTCTCGCCACCGATCTGGGGAATGTTCGTGTCCGAGGTAGACCTTTCGGAGTTCGCCGCCTTGAACCACGACAAAGCCGAGGGTTTTCGACGCCAGCGTGACGAGGAGAAGCGACAGCGTGAGAATCTAGAGAAGCGGCTCGTCGAACTGCACAAACGCTACGACCTCGTAACCGCGATAGACGCCATGGAGTCGTCGGCCGATCCGTGGAAGCGGGCCAAGCCGATCAAAGGAAAGTTTCACGCAATCGCCAACACCATAAGCTCAGACCAGCATTTTGGCGAAGTGGTTCGACCAGAGGAAGTGCAGGGATCGAACGCCTACAACCTACGGATCGCCACTCTCCGTTTGCAACAGCATGCCGAGAAGTTCTGCGAACTGGGACTAGATCACCTCGGGTATCTCACCTATGACGGTGCCCATGTCTGGTGGAACGGCGACGCGTTCTCTGGCGACATACACGAGGAATTGGCGAAATCCAATGAAATGAGCACCCTCGCCACCGTGGATCACATGCTTGACCCCGTCATCTCCTTCCTAAAAACGATTGTCGAGGGCTATGGAAAACTTCATGTCTCAGTCAGAAGAGGAAACCACACTAGAACGTCTCGCAAGGTACCGGCGAAGGGACGCGTCCGCGAGTCATTCGACTGGTTGTTCATGCGGATCGTGCAGCGCGAATTGGCCAGTGATGGACGTATTACCTTTGACATCCCAGAATCCGACGACGGGATAGTGGCGCAGTACGGTCACCGATTTCTCGCGACACACGGTGATCAGTTCAAGGGGGGTTCGGGCATCAGCGGCATCATGACCCCGCTCGCATTGGGAAACTACAAGAAACTCAAGAGGAATCTCTCCATAGGCGACCACCTCGTCTACGACACCATGATCCTTGGTCACTTTCATTCGTACCTGACTCTTCCAGGGCTTATCGTCAATGGCGCACTAAAAGGGTACGACGAGTATGCGTTCGTCCAGAACTTCGGCTACCAAGACCCTTTGCAGGCGTTCTGGGCCACGACCCCCGAGCACGGACCTAGTTTTCATACAGGAATCGCGGTGATGAACCGAAAGAGGGAGGGGTGGTGACGGAGATTACCGAGTACCGCGACGGACTGGTCATGTTGTCAGATCAACCGGACCCCATCCGTTGCCCCACCTGCCACGAGCTGCGCCCAGACATGTCGATGCCGTGCGAATGGTGCGGTGAAGTCGAGTGAAGATAGTCCCTGATCGTCCGTATTACTGCGACCAATTGGCGATAGATGACCCCGATGGCGTCATACGAGGTATATTCGTTGGTGGCTGTGTCCACGAGCGCAATTCATGGTCTATATGGGAAGGCGCTCGAAGCCACGCCCACAACTACCGCAGAAACGAGTGGTTCGGATGGATTTGCATACTTCGTCCCGACGAGGTATTGACCCAGACCGGAGAAATGACTGCGACGCTCGCGCATGGGATCGCTCACCTCCTCTGCCCCGACCAATATCACTCGGCGAAGTGGAAAAGGACGATATCGAAGATGGGATACCCGTCTGAGATACTCAAGTCGGGCCTAAAGCCCCTACGGGACGGAAACTGAGCCACTACGTCCGTAGAATTGCAGCGTGCTGATACCTGACGTTCGCAAACAACTCGTAAAATGGGCGTTGTGGGCGGTCAATGACCAGAATCTACATGACGACTGGCACTATCAGGAATCGCGGCCCTTCCATTTGGT